ACCGTAGAACTGGATAAGATTTTGCACATCCATCATTACCTTGAGGCTGGAGGCGCAGGCAGAAGAGTCGGTGGTGACCATGTCCATATCACCGCAGGACTGGGCAATACGGCCAGCGTAAACCTGCGTCAGGGTGAACGGCAGAAACTTGTAGGTGTAGGTCAGGCGCGAGTCGTAGGGGCGCTGGCCGATGCCAGCAAAATGGGCGTTGCCTGCGGCCAAGATGAATGCCGTCTTGCCTACAGGGTTTTCCCTTAGATAAGTCAGCAACTCAGGGTCAAGGACTTTCTCGGCCAGTTTGTGCGGCACATAGACCAAGCCAGACTTGACTCGGTTGTAGGTCTCAGGAAACCAGTTGACCTTCTGGGGGTAGATGATGTCATCAAACAACTCGACATTGGTCGTGGAGGCCGTGCGGTAGTGCGTCAAATAGATCATTTGCACGCCTCCACAACTTCTTCCATAGAGGCAGGCTCTTTGGTCTTGTTTGCCATGACAAGATCGTGCAACTCCTGCACAGATGTCGGTGCCCACTCTTTGCTGACCGCGTCATCGATCCCATAGAGGTCATCGAAGTACATCAACATCACTAAACCATCAAGACTGTCCAGCCCAATATCTTGGAAGGCGTCTTCCATTGAATCTGCAATGGCAACTTTGGCGTGAGCAGGTCGGGCGACTTTTGCCACATGGTTAAAAATGTCAATAAATTCAATCATTGATCTGGGCCTTGTGTGGGCTGGTTGACAGCGCCAACCAAAGCCGCCGCCCAATCCTGCCAGTTGTTGTAGATATAGGGGCCGGGGATACCCTCATTCGTAAACACATCGATTGCCTTCAACCCAGCCGCCCACTGCTTCCAATCTGTTTGAGGCGTAGGAATCGATAACTGCTGACCCGCATACGCCTCGCACATTAGCGACGCCCACGACTCAAAGGTGTGAAACCGAGGATCGTAGACAACAGCCAGTGCCATTTTATGGCCTTACATCGCCAACATTAGCATGGAGTAGAACTTTACCCAACTGGTAGTCACCCCCAGCCACATTGCTCTTGAAGATCAAACGCAACTCACGGCGCTGTTCCCGCAGGTCAATCTTGCGTGTGTCTGGGTTAAACGCATACGGTTGCGAGGTAGTGTCCTCCGCCTGCGCAAAAGGACGACCAGTCACCTGAAAAGTCATCTCGCCAGACTGGATAAAGTCAGGCTCCATTCGCTCCAAGTGCAACCAGAAGTTATCGCCAACAGGGGACGCCTGCGAAGGGCCACCCTGCACCCAGCCAAGGTCTGAGGTTGTAAAGTAACTCTCGATGGCGTTGGCATTTTCGCCAACAACCTCGTCAGTGCCAATCTCATGTTGCCACAAGGTAATACGGCCAGCCGTGGTGCTGAAATCAGCCGTCACCGTTGCAGAAGCCGTGGCCGCTTTGGAAAGCGTCACAGTAAAAAAGCCCGCCGTTGCGCTTGGCGCAATTGCCGTGATCAATGTGTCGGCAGGAATTCCAGCCGCCGTCACCAATTGGCCGATGGCAATCTGATTGGTGATTGGCACCTCAATGCTTGTCGTTGTGTTTGTGGTTATTGTTGATGTAAACACTAGTTGCTGAGTGGTCAACACATTGCCAGCGTTAATTGGAAAGCGGAATACCTGCGAGAAGTAACCAGCAGAGCGCCGTGCGCCATCGGCAGAGCCTGCGTCATACCAGCAGTCTTCGCGAGTGTTGTAAATAATGCAGTCGTTGCACTCTGTTGAATTGCCAGAGGGGAAGAACCACCAAATCTCGCCAAATCGAGGAACCTTCTGCGCATATACCTTTTGGCTTTGAGCGTAGTTCAGATTGTCAAAAAAGTAATTCTGGTTGTAATTGTTTTTAATTTCCTTGACCACGCCGTTGTACAACAGAAAGCGGTCAACGCCAATCCAGTAGTAAATGCCGTCATACTCAATGACGCATTGCGACGAAAGGATCGACGACTGGCTAGAAATAATGTCATACCGCCAAAAAAATGTTTGCGGTGTTCCAGCAACCGTAATGGTCGTTGGGGTATAAGACACGCGGATCAATGAATCAAGCGCCCAGAACAAGCCAGAAGGCGCGTTGGAACCGCCTCGCACTGGCAAGCCCTTGACAATCTTTGTGGAGGCCACATTGACCTCGTTGGAGTCTGGGCCGTTCCAATCAAATGGATTGCCAGCAACGCAGTTTTTAATCAGGCCGTTGTCGCCATACACAAAAACATACGGGTGCAAAACCACCACGCCGCCAGCAACTTCGATGATGGCACCCGTGGGGCTTGTACCAGAGGTGTCGGCCAATGGGGACATAGTCGTGCCAGCAATGTTGCCAGCCAAAACAGGGGTGTTGACCGTCTGGTCGATTTGGGCCAAGTTCTGCCCGGGGTGCGCCAACAGCAACTGATTGCCCGAACCTTGTGAATCAAACGAAGAGTCAAATTGCCAAAGGTTCAGATCGCTTTCTGTAAACCCATCATTGATGGTTGCCACCTTGATTGAGAACCCACTACCAGTGCCGCCAATGCTTGCCGCTGTGGCGCTCAAGGTGTTGCCGACTACATATCCGTTGCCGGGGGTCGTTACAGTTACTGTCGTTACCGAGCCGCCAGACACAACAATGGTCGCTTTTGCGCCAGAGCCAGAGCCGCCAGTCAGGGTCACATTCGTGTAGGTGCCGTTGGTGTACAGCGTGCCACCAACCAAAGTGTTGAGCGTCAACACAAGACCCGTGAAAGTAAACTGGTTTAAGCCAGCACCGATACCTGTGTTGTCAATGTTGATGACCTCAAGGCCATTGTTGTAGCCGTTAAAGACTTGGTTGTTTCCATCAACAGAGTTGACATACAGGCCGCGAGAATATCCACGGGCATCTTCGGTGATGGCTCGATACCCACCGATCTTGCGAGGACGGCCACGCTGGAAACGAACCCAGCGGCCATCGGTGTAAAAGTTCATGTCGAATATCGTGCCGTCGCGCTGGACGCCGGGTTGCGTATCGATAGCAAAAACCTTCTTGGTCATGTAAATGTCCCGCCAGCAATACCACCCGTGAAGTTACCCGTGCCCGCGATTGCAAGGCCCGAGGCCGATAGCGTTGATCGCAAAACACCAAGGATTGCAATGTTAAATTCTCCAGAGGCGGCACGGTAAACACCAGTTGTGGTCTCTGAGGCAAAGTTCAGCGATGGCGATCCCACAGCACCGTTGTTCAAACTAATACTTGAGGAGCCAGCCAAAACCGTGTTGGCATTAAATAAATTTACCGAGTCACAAACAAGTGTTGCTTGAGAGCCTGCGGTCAGTGTTGCGGGTGCGCCGCTACCTGTTGTCAGGGTCAATGTATAAGCACCAGTCGTTGCATTGACAATGTAGTAAACCTGCACCGTAGGCGGCACAACAATGGTCACATTGCCACTCAAAGCGCCAGTGTATTTTTGAATCACATTGGACGCCTCAGAGGCCGTCAATGTGTATGACCCAGTGGTCACCGCTTTGGTCAACTGCGTGAAGTTGAACTGCGTTGATTTGCCAAGGCCCACCGTGTAGAAGGTCGTTCCACTGCACACAATAATTGCAGAGTCAGTTGGCTGAAGAATGATAGAAGCCGAAGCATTGATTGTGTTGCCACCACTACCAGCCACCGTCAAAGCGCCAGTGCCGCTGTTACGAACAAACATAAACCAGTTGTCGCCAAGCGTAGATGCAAGGGTCAAAGTCAGCGTGCCTGCGCCGCCAGTCCACACATAAGTGCTTGAGCGGTCTGTTGTCAGCGCCGTGTAACTTGAGGAAAAAGTTGTAACTGGCTGGCTCTGGTTCAGCGTCTGACCAATCGCAAGCAGGCCGTACCCAGCAAGGGTGGCCGCATCAGCGCCAGAAGAACCAATGCCGTAAGCAATGATGCCCCAAGTGCCTGCGGTTGTTGCGTTGGTCGTGATGTAGATGTACTGCGCCTGACCAGCGGCAATCGTCACGATGGTGTTTAAGCCAGTGTAGTCCTTGACCGTCAAAGCAACAGCGCCCACATTTCGGATCAACGCATCGTTACCAACTGAAGTTTGATTGGCTGGCGGCATCCACAACTCATTGGCCGTGGAGGCAGTAGACACCTCCATGATTCGAGCGGCGGCATCGTCAGTGGCTGTGCCATTGATAGGCCACTCCAACTGCAAGTCAGTCGTCAGGATGATGCGGCGATAGGAGACATCCGTTGGCTGGATGACATTACCTGTGAAGGGGCTGTTATATGACATGATCAGGTATCCAATACTGCGGCTTGACGGTCACCAATACGCTGAACATCTTCTTGCTTCAGTGTCTGCATGATCTGGTCATAGTTTGCCTGCCACATAGGCATACGCTCGTCGTTCTTGAGGAACGGCATAGACTGCAAAAGAGAGCCATACAGCAACGCCTGCGGGGCGTAAATGGTGAACCAGTTTGTTTGGTTTGAAGAGTCGAGCGGTTGAATGCGCTCGTAATACAACACCTCAAAGGTGTAGTTTGCGGCTGGTGTAGGAACCACCAACCAGTGTGTGTAGTCGTAGTCGCCGTAATAAACGGGCACGCCTGTCTCTGTGGCATCAGGCCAATACTCACGCAGGTACTCATACTTGCGAAGCAGGACAGGGGTGCGGCTTCCAGCCACCACCACATTCATTGAAACGGTTTTGTGCCAACGGGCAGGCTTGTCAATAACGGCTTGCGTGGCCGTCATCGTGCTGGTGTTGACTGTCAGGTTACCTAGAAACTTAATCTGGCTGGCAATAATCTGCTCGGCCAGCATAATGAAAAGAGGGATTTTCTCAAGGGTAGCGGCGTCAGATCGCTCCAAATAAGACTGGATATTTTCGACCAAGGAGTCGTAAGTCATTACCGATGCGGTCGTCATTTGTTCTCCTTATCCGACATTGCGCTCAAAGTGCGGGCAATCTACCAGCGATTTGAAGTTGCCTCCCCAGCGATTTTTGGGGTGCATATTCT